CATCTGTGGCGATTCCCGATACCGCCAGCGGAACTCGTCCCCGTTATGCCCTGATCACTTGCACGGCTGCGGCTTACGTCCTGCCGGGTGATTCATCGGTAACGGCCACTTCAACAGGCATCATCCTCCAGCCTAATTACTTCCTGAAAATGAACGTCTCCGGGTTCACCCACCTGGCGGCCCTTCAGGTATCTGCGGCTGGCAAGGTCAACATCATTCCGGTTGAGTGCTGACATGGGTGAACTGATTGCCTTGTTGTTTCTGGCAAGGGAATTGGCGCACCGGGAGCATTTGCGGACCCGTTCGTATTCGGTCCACATGGCCCTGAATGACTTCTACCACGACATCGTGGAGAAGGCCGACGCGATTGCCGAAGCGTGGCAAGGCGGCCATGGGCTGTTGGATATTCCCATGCTGGATAGCAACGTGAAGGGCGACATCGTCAAGATCCTTCAGGAGCATGTCACTTGGATCAAGGCGCATCGGTATGAGGCGGCCCCCAAGGACGATACGCCGATTCAGAACCTGATTGATGAAGCCGTCGAAACCTACCTGTCCACCCTGTACAAGCTGAGGTTCCTGTCGTGAGACACGGTCTAGCTATTCAAGATGATCAATTGGTGTCCTACGTCGAGCAGGACTTGGACCCGATCCTGGCCAGAACCCATAACCTCCGCATAAACGGTGACATTGGGGGATCCGACATGAAGCATGCGGCCAGCATCCCCAACGTCCTGATCGAAAAGTACTGCAACGAAAACGGCATCACGTTCAACGAATGGATGCGGGATCCATCGCATATCAAGCGCATGCTGAACGATCCGCAGAACGAACCCTTCAGGATCTGGAAGGGGAGGGTCTGATGGGCCTCCTGGACGACATCAAAGCCGCCACCCAATCCAATGCCCAGCGCCTGGGTGGACTGATTGGTTTGGACTCCACCGGCAATGGACTGCTGTCCGATCTGGACTATGCCAAGCGGAATGCCCTCAGCCGCCTGAAGTACAACGTCGGTTCGAATATCGACAGTGCAGGGCGGTACCTCAGCGGGGATCCGAGTCACTGGCTGCGTCAGGCGGCTACGCCGGAGTCCAGTGCAGCGATTGATGACGCCTTGATGAACTACGGACCAAGCGAAGGCCTTGGCGGTGGTTTAGGCGGCGTCACCAAGTTGGTGGATTACAACTTGATCAAGGCCCCTGCCAAATCAAACCAAGTAAATGCGACCCGCAAACAAGTTGCCGGTAACCGGGTCACGATTGCGGATCCAAGCGAAATCACGAAGTGGGAAGGTATTTATGCGAACCCGGCAGAAATAGCCAAGAACGCAGCCGCCCATACCACTCCAGAAAGCCCATGGCTGCAAAAGCTGTTTGGAGTTTCGCGCCCGGATCTGGTCGATATGTCCCAGCAGATGATTGGGAACATGGATCCGTACACCAACTTTGCAGCCAAGCCGAAGGGAGCAAAAGTTGCGCTGAACGTAATGACGCCGCAAAACACGCAGCGCATTGTCGACACCTTGGCAGAAGCCGACAAATACCCAGACCTTCGCTCCATGCGGGGCTGGTACATGATGCACCCTGCCTACAAAAAGCTGGAGCAGGAATTCGGCGCTGACCAGGCCGTCAACATGTTGAACCGATTCAATGCGTTCACCGGCATGACATCGCCCGGTTCGGATGTGATCTCAGAGTTGAACCGTGGCACCGCAGCGAACTACCTGAGCAATCAAGGCCGCTTCGATTTATTCCAGAAATTTGGGGGCTACTCCGACGACAAAAGAGGGGCCAACTTCCCAGATGAATTGCGCGACGTCATCGGACACCCGTACCACAAAACCGCGCATGTCAGCCCGATGCTGAAGTACCTGGAGAATGGCGAATTACAAATGGAATCACCGAAGGTTCCTTTGTACATCCAATCAAGCGGTGTGCCGGAAACCGGCTTCCAAACCGCATTACCAGTGGGAGACGCTCACTTTGTGCGCGGTGCTGGCCTGGCGCATGCAAGGCCCTGGAAGAACGTGAAGGGTGAGGCAATGCCGAACGGCGACAGTATCACCAATACGGAATTGCAGTCGCTGGGTGACTGGTATCGCAACCACATCGCTGGCTCATTGGGCTGGGAGTCTGTTCCGTCCCAGGCGATGCAGTGGGGCGCTTTCCATCAGGCAACCGGCGTGAAAACCCCTGTGGGTGCGCCAAAACTAGAACTGATTGCTGACCAGGTGGCGCAAGACGCCCTCCGGCGTGGCATCGATCCGCATAGGCACCTGATCGATGTGATGAGCGGTCAAGGATACATCGGCAGAGGGACTGCCAAGGGATTATTGGGCGATGACTAGGTCATCGAATCCAGCAAGGTTTTGGCTTGATCAGCGGTGAGCAAGATGTCACCGAGTTTCGCACCTGAGACTTGTGTTTCGTCGGTATCGGAAAACATGAACTGCAATGTGAACCCTGCAACCCAGTCATCACCCAGCGAAATGTTCACATTGTATTCGGCTTCATCAAGCATTTTTGCCCCCGAGTAAAACATGGCCATAAATTCCTATTCTACTCTCTGCGATGCCGTTGGACGGTGGTTATACCGCGATGATCTGACGGAAATCATCCCCGATTTCATCGCTCTGGCTGAGTCCAGAATCAACCGGGATTTGCGGCTTCGTGTGATGGAGACTTCTGCCACCGGAACCCTATCCGGATCCACCATTTCGCTACCCTCCGACTTCGGAATCGCACAGCGTCTGTCGATCCAAGCGGACAGCGGCATCATCGAACTGCGTTACGTCGCCCCGGAAAACATCAGCAAGTTCAGTTTTGGGACAAACCTCCCGCAGATGTACACCATCATCGGTGGCCAGATCAACGTCATCCCGGCCCCAGACGGTGCGTACACCTACAACCTCTATTACATGACGGACATCCCGCATCTGTCAGCTACGCAGACCACCAATTGGCTGATCCTGAATGCCCCCGATGTCTACCTGTACGGATCCCTCCTGGAAGCAGCCCCCTACCTTCAAGATGATGCCCGAGTCCCCTTGTGGTCCCAGGCCTATCAGGAAGCAGTGAGCAGCGTTCAGGAAGTCGATGATGCGGCCCGGTATCCGATTAGTTCACCCCTTCAGATGGTGGCTGAATGACCCCGCTGACCGGCTTTTCACCCGACCTGGATCCCAGCCTCCCCGGGATCATTACGGACTGTTCCAGCCTGGTGCCTACACTGCGTGGGATGGCGGCAGAGAAGTCGCCTGTGGTCATCTCAGACGCCCTGGCGGGGACTTGCATTGGCTTGGCCAGCATCCTGCGTCAGGACGGCAATACCAGGGAATTTGCAGGGACCAGCAGCAAGCTGTACGAACTGATCGGCACGGCTTTTACAGACCGCAGCAAGACCGGTGGCTACCTGGCGGGTGACCGCTGGCGTTTCACCCAGTTCGGAAATGCCACCTTGGCGACGGATTTCTATGACCCGATCCAGGTATCGACGGGCCTGACAGCAGCCTTTGACGACCTGAAAAAAGGATCCGTCACAGCCCCTGCGGCCAAGATCATTGAATCGGTCGCCGGTTTTGTTATGGCATTCAACACCAAGGATGCGGGGACGGCCCCAAGCTATGGGGATTCCCCAGACCGTTGGTGGTGTTCGGCTTTGTACGATCACACCGACTGGACCCCATCAGTATCGACGCAGTGCGCCACGGGGCGATTCATTGATTCCCCAGGCCCCATCACCGCTGCCAAACGGCTGGGTGACAGCATGGTGGTGTACAAGGACAAGGCCATCTTCCTGGGAACCTACCAGGGGCCACCCATCATCTGGGCGTGGCAGCAGATTTCCAGTGAGGTGGGCTGCATTTCAGCCGACTGCGTGGTGAACACGGGAACGGCCCATATTTTCTTCGGGACCGACAATTTTTGGTTGTTCGATGGATCCCGCCCGGTGGAAATTGGTGCGCCGATTCGGCAATGGTGGTTGGCGAATTCCGCAGCGGCCCAGCGCAGCAAAATGCAAGCGCAGTATGACCGCAAGAACGGGCTGGTTCGGTTCTATTACGTC